TGTCGCCGGCATCAAGCCGCAGGTGCTGGCGCAGGCTGGCGTCGCCAACCAAGAACGGCTCGGCAGCAGGCGCAGTGGTGAGCTTGAGGCCCATTTACTTGGCTTCCGGGGCGGCGTTGAGCGCCATGTTCTCGGGGGCGGCGGCAGCGGACTGCATCTCGATTTCTTCGATGCTGGGAACGGCGTAGCCCTGGGCGATGGCGTCGCACGCCACCTGATCTTCCACTTCGGCAGTCTGGCCGGAGGTGTACACGTCAAAGGGGACGATGATCTTGATTTGTCGCATGGGGTGACCTCAATAAAAAAGCCGCCCGGGTGTTGATGCCGGGCGGCTGAAAGGCCTTGCGGCCTCTGGAGACAACTTGCGTTGCGCGGATCGGGTCAGGACACCGCGAATTTCAGCGTCTTGTAGGCTTCGCTGTTGACCACGTTTCCGCCGACGCGCTTGGTGGTGTAGAAGCCGATGTAGGGCTTGTTGCTGAAGGGGTCGCGGATGACGCGGGTGCCGACGCGGTCAACGATCTGGTAGGCGCGCTTGAAGTCGCCAAACATGACCGAGTAGCTGCTGGCGGCGATGGCCGGCACGTCTTCAGCCTCCACCACCGGGAAGCCCAGCAGCGTGGCAGGCACGTCGGGCGCGGTGATGGGGTTGAAGATGTAGCGGCCGCCCGAGTCTTTGAAGGCAGCGATGGCAAACAGCACCGACTTGTTCATGACGAACTTGGAGTTCTGGCGGTAGCGCGCCTTTACTTTTCCAGCCAGGGCGATCAGGATGTCCGCCGGGTTGGTGGCGGGCCAGCCGCCGGCTACGCCGGTGGCCAGGTACTCAACCGTGCCAAAGGCGCGGCTGGCGTCTGCCGTGGCGGCCATGGTGGGGGTGAGCAGGCCGCGCGGCTGGGCGCTGCCGGTGCCATTGACAAACAGCGCTCCCTCTTGCCGGCCAAACTCTTCGGCCAGCTCTTCGGACAACCAGGATTCGGCGTCGAAGAAGGCGTCATCCAGCATCTGCTGGGTGGCCTGCGGGTTGGCGTACAGGTCGTACGGGGTGATGGTGATGTCGGCCAGGGTGGGGGTGGCGGTGGCGGCGCGGGCGCCGGTTTCTGCTGCAACCGCCGAGCCTGCGCCCTTGAGGTTGACCAGTTTGTGGTAGTCGTTGGTGCTGATCTGCTGCACGCTGGCGATCTGGCGGATGGGTGAGATGTTGATGACCAGGCTCTCGATCATCGTGTCGATGACTTTGGGGACGGCGTAGCCGCCGTCGGCGCCGGCGTTGGTGCTGATGGCTAGGGCTTTTTGCTCCAGCGCACTCAGGCCAGCGTCTGCGCCCTTGGCCATGTAGCCGCGGAAGGCTTCTTTGTGCTCGGCGGCGACGGCATCTTTGTCGGACGTGCCACCGAAGCCGGGGCGCTTGGCTTTGGCTTCGATGTCTTCCAGGGCGCGCTTGATTTCGTCCTGACCCTTGGTCAGGTCGGCGAAGATGGCGGTGGTTTTTGCCAGTTCGTCGGAATAGGCTTGGCCTTTTTCGAGCTTGGCGAGTTTCTGGTCGTTCGCGGACTTGAAGTCTTCGAACTGCTTGTTGGACGCCTCGATGGCGGCCAGGATGGCGGACATTTCGCTCATGATGGTTCCTTTGGGGTGAAAAAAACGGAGGTGGTTAGCTCGCGGCCAGGATGGCTTTGCGCTGGTTGAGGAGGTGCAGGGCCTTGGTGACGTCATCTTCCGCAGGTTGCGAGGCGGCGCGCCGGGCGAGTGCATGAATGCGAGAGACCAGGGCCTTGGCCTTGGAGCGAGACACGCCACCCACCTCACGCAGGTACAGCTCGGCGCCGCTCAGATCGCCGATTTCTTCAATGGATTTGACCGCTTGCACGCGGGCGTCGTCGTTCATGGGGAAGGTGACGACGCTGACCTCGTACAGGTCACCCTGTTTGATGGTGCGTACGTCGGTTTTTGCGTCGTAGCTGTCGTCCTTGGACCGGAAGCCGACGGACAGGCCGCTGATGGCGCCCATTTTCATCAGCTCATACGCCTCGGCGCCGAGCTGGGTTTTGAGGGCGAGTTTTCCCTCGACATACAGGCCCCGGGAGTCCTCCTTGATGGTGTCGTAGGCGCCGATGGGTTGGCGGCTGTTGTGCTGCCACAAAAGGGCGGGCAAACGTCCTTTGGCGCCCCAATCTGCCAGGCTGGCGCCGAAGGCGCCGTGGGCGACGATGTCATTGCCGTCATCGACGATGCCGTAAACGTTGCCGTATCCGGCAAAGGTGCCGGTGGCGGTGATGTCTTTGATTTCAAAGTTGCAGTCGAGTTTTTCCATCACTCATCCTTTTTCGGCGGTGGGTTTTTAGGGGGTTCTGGCGGCTTGTTTTCGCCCTCGGAGGCGTCTTCCGCTTCGTCCGGGTCGTCAGTACCGTCGGTCATGTTGAGCGGCATCAGGGGCAGGTCGAGGCCGTCAAGCGGGTTGAGCACGATGCCCAGCTCTGATTCGGAGGCGCGGGCTTCGTTGCGGGTCATCCAGCCATCCCAAATGCCGCTGTGATAGAGCGCGGAGCGGCTGGAGGCGTCGCCGCGCAGCAGGCCGGCGACGTTGAATTTGGCAGTGAGGCTGGTTTTTTCTTGCGGCGTCATCAAGTCGCGCTTGATGGCTTTTTCAATGCGCACCAGCCAGGGCATGAGGCTGCCGTTGACAAAATCGAGGCTTTGCTGCTCGATGTTCGAAAACGTGGCCTTCTCTAGGTCGCCGATCATGTGTGGCGGCACGCGGAAGATGGCGGCGATCTCGCTGCGCTGGTATTTGCGGGTCTCCAGAAACTGTGAATCGTCAGCGGTCATGCTGATCTTGGAAAACTTCATGCCCTCTTCGAGCAGGGCGGTTTTGTGCGCGTTTTCTCCGCTGGTGGCCTCGTCAAAACTGGTTTTGATGCGTTTGTAGGCCTCATCCGACAGCTTGCCGGGGTGCTCCAGCACGCCGCCCATCTTGGCGCCGTTGCGGAAGAGCTGGCCGCCGAATTTCTCGGTGGCCAGCGAGAGGCCGATGGACTCTCTGGCGTAGGAAATCGGGCTGATTCCCATCCAGCCATTGAGGGTGAGTCCGCGAATGTGGAGGATTTCACCGGGCGCCATGTGGCGGAAGGTGCCATCGGGCATGGTGATCTGGTAGCGCAGCTGGAAACCAGCCTGCATCTCGACGCGCACCATGTCTGGGTGTAGCGGCAGCAGCTCGACCACGCGGCCGGAGCTGGCCCGGTTGACGTAGGCGTAGGCGTTGCCGCGCAGGTTGAGAGACAGCACCAGCATTTCCCAAAACTCGACTGAGGTTTGCCATTCGTTGGGCTGGTCGTGCAGCAGGCGCTGCAAGGGGTGCTGCGCCATGAGGGTGCGCGATCCGTTTTGCTCCTTGCGGTAGAGGTTGATGGGCAGCATGCCCACGCTCTCGCTCAGCACCTTGACAGCCGAGTACACTGCCGCCGACTGCATGGCGGTCTGCGGGTTGACGATGATGCCGCTGGCCGATGCCCCGCCACCAAAAGACCAGGCGAGGAAGCGCTCCAGCGTGCCCCAGTCTGGGTTGCCTGCCTTTTGGGACAGGCTGGCGGTGATTTTTTGCCAGAATTTCATCAGAGGACTCGTATTTCCTGCGTTTCGTACATACTGGGCGCCGTGGCGGCGACGGCGCTGCTGCCGATGGCCATGACGGCCGCCACCATCAGATCGATGCGGCCAGTGGCCTTTTCCTTGCTCAATTTCCTGTTTTCTGCGTCATCCGACACGGTGACGGCATTGGCCGCGCACCAGGTCAGCACCGGGTTGCCGGGGTGGACTACTTTTCCGTTCAGCAGCGCGGTTTCAAAGGCCTCAATCGCCGGGCTCATGTCCTTGTAGCCCTGGCCAAATGGCTGCATTGGCGGCAGTGCCACCGCGTTGTCCATAGCCAGCGCCTTGAGGTCTTCCATTCGCCATCGGTCGTAGCCCACCAATTGCAGGTCAAAGAAGCTGCTGAGCTCGGCCAGTCGCTTCACGATGGTCAATTTGCTGATGGCCTTGCCCGGCGTGGTCTCCAGATAGCCGGCGGTGCGCCACGCCAGGTAGGGGACGCGGTCCATCTCTTCTTTTCTCTGCAGCCCTTCTTCGGGAAGCCAGGCAAACGGCACCAGGCGCCACGGCTCATCATCAGCTTCAGGCTCGATGTAGAGCACAAGGCCCGTCAGGTCGGTGGTGCTGCCCAGGTCGAGACCGGCCCAGGCGCGGCGTCCCCGGAAATCACGCCAGTCATACTCTCGCGCGGCGCCAAGCCAGATGTCGGCGCTGATCCAGGGGTTGGTGGCGTCGGTCCACTGGCAAAAATTGAGTCGGCGCACCAGCGCCTCTTTGCTGGGCATGCCGCGTGCCTCGGTGACTTGCTCTCGCAGGTACTTCAGGCCCGGCAGCTTTGCGCCTTGCAGGCTGGGATTGACCTTCGGCCAACACTTCTCGTCACGGAATGGGTCGTCGCCTTCGTCCAGGCTGCAAACGTAGCCAAAAAACGCATCATCTTTCAGCGTGCCTGCCGACACCTTGGCGGCGTAGTCGTGGTAATTCCAGCAGGTCGAGGTCTTGCTGGCCCCGCTGTTGGTGATCATGAAAATCAGCGCTTGCCGGCGGCTCTTGGTGCCGGCCCGCATCATCTCCACGACCGTGTTGTTACGGTGCTCGTGGATCTCGTCAATCAGGGCAATGTGCGGGCGCGGCCCGGACTGGCCATCGTCGGCGCTGATGGGGCGGAAGAAGCTGCCCTTCTCAAAATACGCCAGATTCCAGATGTTTTCACCGACGCCCGATGGCTTTAGGCGCCGGCGCAGCTCGGGCGACTGCTGGTACATGGCCACCGCATCGCGGTAGAGCACCATGGCCTGATCTTTTTTGGTGGCCGCAGCGTAAATTTCAGCCCGGGACTCGCCGTCAGCGGTGAGGCCCAGCATGCCGACGCCTGCTGCCAGCGGGCTTTTCCCGGAGCCCTTGGCCGTCTCGACGTAGGCCACCCGAAATCTCCGGTGCCCATCCTCAGATTTCCAACCGAACAAACTTCCGACGACAAACTGCTGCCAGTCGAGCAGCTCAAACGGTAAGCCCTCGAACTCACCGCCATTGAGGCGCAGCACGTCACGGTAAAACCCGATGGCGCGCAGCGCAGCCTGCTTGTCAAACACCAGGCCGCGATCATGACCGGCCTCCAGATCATTCAGGTGGCGCTGGCAAGCGGCTCGCACATGCGGGCCTGCAATTTTTTTACCTGCTACGACCTGTTTTGCATACCTGGTGACCGGGTCAGAAGTAGCTCGCGGCCCCGGTTTTTTCGCTTCCAAACAAGTCTCCCTGCGGCTGAATCGCAATGCGCGTCCTGGCCTGCGGCGTCATGCCGAATTTGTCGAACACCAGCATCGCTTGCTTGAACGTCATGCTCTGCACCAGCGCCCAGGGGTTGATGTGCTCGCCCGCATAAACCGGCTTGCCGTCTTCGTCGGTGATGGTGTTGCCCTTGCCATCGACCGCCAGCTTGCGTTTG